ATAACCAGCTCCGACTTTTACCCACGCTGAACCAGTCCAGACTTTGAAGTAGTACTGCGATGTAGAGCTGTCCGCCCAAGTTTCTCCGACTGAATTACCGGGTAGACCTACCGGTGTGGCGTTTGGTGCTGTAGTACCATAGTGCGAAGGACCTATTTTACGGATAGCTCCCGCCGTATCCTCAAAATACAAGCCAGGGTCACTGGAGCCTCGACTGATAGCAAGCTCACCGCCCTGTACAACAGTTCCGCTAGGTCTGTCCGAAGATTGACCTGAACGTTTCGTAAGGATAATTGAGGGAGTTGAAGTCAAGTGTATGTACCTCCGTTAATTAGAGACGGAAAACCAGCTGGTGGGATTAGAACCCCATTAGCATACTCTCCTCCGTCAAGGGAATCCGTAGGTTGGTTCACTAAGACACCATTTTCATACGTACCCCCGTCGTACACATCTAAGTCTTCAAAAGTTACTGGCGCAAATGGGTCAAACTGATCGACCGTAAACATCTGAAAGTAGTTCTTATTAATCGTTGATAAACTATTTAAATCTCCAAAATTTAAAGTTTTAGACATCATATTATACATATCAGGGTATGTCATATGAGTCGGCATATCGTCCTTAGTAGGAGAGTAACGTTGCCACCACCGCAGGTCACGCTCCCTCTTGTAGAAATCAGTTTGCTTAGCTAAGTCTTTTGCAAATTTCTCTCGGTAATACTCGTTCATCGGCTCGTCCGTAGGCTGCGGCAGCCACGGTGCGGTCATGTCTTCTTGGCCGTATCTACGCTGCAGGTCCCACATAGAAGCGTAAATATGTTTACACCATTTAGGTTGATAATAGAAAAAGTTAGGATCTGAATAAACAGGCTGATCATAAGAAGGTATATTATAAATCTCGTTAGTGTATATGAAACCAAAAGTACGGGCGTAACCGGGATCGTCCGGTGAGTTAACTAAACGAGTATTTTGATCTGTGCCTGCGTCGTAAAAACCCGGAGCCATGTTTTGAACACGTGTGTAAGGATATTTACGTCGAAGAGAAGCTTGATATAAGTCAAAACCTTCACGACCGAGAAAATCCGGACACGTACACTGAGCCCGCATCTCTGTTGTTAGATACTCACCAACAGCAGGGGGTCCAGAAGCTGGTATGGATAACGTGTTTTCATTAACTACGGACCAGCTATTTTCACGAGAGAACGATAAAAACAATGTGTTAAAAATAGGAGCGTAAGAAGGATTTACAGGAACACCGTTAATGCCCACCGCAGTAACGGTATAGTTATTAAATCCAAACTTTTTATCTGTGCCGTCGGCGTTAAATCTGTTTGACAGAACCTCTCCTTTAAAAAACGAAATAGGGGCACCGAAGTTATCGCTTAGTCTTACCGCGTAAGTATTTTCGTTGTAAACGCTTACGGAAATTATCGAATAACCGAAATCAATAAACTTAAAGGAATCTCGTGGACGGATACCGACCATCCACATTTTCATATCCGATCGAGTCGTCGGATACATAAAACAAAGACCAGGCAGAAAAACGCCAGCGCCTGGAGTGCCGGATACAAAATATTTGAAGCTGTACGTCAAACCGCCGTACGCTTCCTGCGAATACATCGATAATTCGTACCCACGCCTCCAGCGAGACCAAAGTGAGGCGTAGTCGTAATCACTGAGTACGCTGAAATCTTTTGTTCCGACGGCAGGTCGGAATCGGCGCTCAAAAGGAAGGGGGCGCAAAAGCTCCCCTTGGTTATCCGAACCCTTAATTGGAGATACTCTGTTTATCCCCGCGTTCGCCTTGAACGAGTTGAAGTTAAAACTGTCTGACCCGCGTCGGCGTGCCATCGATCAATAGAATCCGCCTTGCGCAAGAACCGTAATACCAGAAGGACTCAAGCCGCCAGAAATTGCAGCATTTCCTTGGCCCAGATACCCAGCACAGAGGATGTAACCCTTTTCAAGGTAAAGACCCTCAGACTTACCTAATTCAATAGGCGCGGCTAAAGCGGTATTACCAGTCTGAGGAGTGGGAGCGTTGGTAGCCAGAAGCTGAACGCTCTGGGGATAACCAACAGTCGAACCACTCAGACCAACCTCAACCCGACCGACCATCAAGGCGGCAGAAGTCGAAGGAGCCGCCTGGTTGGGCATGTAGACATAAAAACCGATATCAACGGTACGCATACCGCTGTTATCTGGATAGTCTTCGTTCGAGACGATTGCGATATCCTCGACTAAAGCAGCGTCCTCAGAAGGGAGGTCACCCACGCGGACAAGCTGAACTAAATCAGTAAGATTTGGGTTTGTAGGATCCGCAACAGGAGTCGCGCTGGTAATACGTGCGCCCCGTAGAAAAGGACGGTCGATCAGGCACGGCTGTTTGTTCGTCGAGGTGCTGCTCGTGACATTAAACACCCCCTCTTGTTAGGATGGGGGAGCTCCAACTCTCCGCCAAGTCTAATGCAAACTGCTTTTACATGCCACAAATGCGGAAAAACATTTGTACCAAATTGGCCCGCGACTACTCGAAAAAAGCTAAGAGACGTAGGGTACGTGTTCTGTTCAACTTCTTGTAGCAGTTTTAAGCACGGAGGATACTTAGACAGAATGCCTGAATATACTTCATGGCACGCTATGAAAACAAGGTGCGATAATAAAAAACATGCAGCTTACCCTAGGTATGGAGGGAGAGGGATTACATACGACCCAGCGTGGAAAGATTTTAAAAATTTTTTAAAAGACATGGGAAAAAAACCAGACCCAAAGATGGAATTAGATAGAATAGATAACGATAAAGATTACTATAAAGATAATTGTAGATGGTCAACTAAAAAAGAACAAACAAGAAACAGGGGAGGAGCGCGGGCTACCAGGCTATACACATACGACGGAAAAACTATGTGTATTAAGGATTGGGCGGATTATGTAGGCATATCGCCTTCCGCTATGCAAAAACGTCTTAATAATGGATGGCCCCTAGAAAAAGCATTTTCGTCAGAAAAACACGATAAACCAGATTTATACACGTACGAGGGTAAAACTATGTCACTTAAAGAATGGTCTGAATATTTAGGAGTAAAAAAAGTAACATTAGACGGAAGATTACGAGCGAACTATCCTTTAGACAGAGTATTTACAAGCGAGAAGTTTAATAAATGGACAGCTAAGTAAAAAAAAGGGAGAGGTTTACCCTCTCCTATTTTTAGTGTGTACGGTTGAAGATCTAGCTGCGTGTTGGATCCACGGTGGCAGGCTCTCGCTCTTTAGACCCAAACTTGGCTTGAGTTTCAGAGAACAGCCGATCCAAGATCCGTTCCAATGTGGTGTCTTGTTTTTGACTGAAATAGTCGGATAAAGCACGTGTAGCCATACCCATAGGCGCGGGTTCCATACCTTTAACGCCTCGGATTACATTTCCGATACCCTCAGCAATCGAGCCAATTCCCATGGCTAGTTCACCAAAGGATTGCCCGGGTTTAACAGGACTAGGCGCCATTACCTGGCGGCCATAGTCAGGAAAACCTCCCTGGAATTGACCTGAAAAATCAATACCTAGGTCTAGCTGCGGTGCACCAGGAGAGAAGACCCTGGAATCGAAAGGGTTGAAGTCTGCCATCGGACTCAGCGGTACATGTTGATGGGGGGCTGCCCGATGTAAGCGGCAGACCTAGGGGCCATAAACTGACGAAGATCGGCACTTCCTTGGAACTGACCTGCGGGATCTTCCATCCCCATCTTCATCGACCCTTCCATAAGTTTATTCACATTTGTCCCCGCCTCAGATGTAATTTCAGTCTGTTTTGCCACGGGCATTTGCTGGCTGGGCATCGTACGGCGTTGCTCCATCAAACGATAAGCAAGTACTGGGTTAGCCTTAGCCCACTGCTCGAAGGCAATATCAGTTTCAATACCAACAGAGCCAGGAGCACCCATTCCTTTAAGTGCTTCGATAGTCGCAGCAGGTTGACCAGCCCTTGTAGCAGCTGCTCGCTCTACGGCGTACATCCCGCGAGCACCGGAACCTAAGCGACCGGCACCTTGAGCTTGAGCGTTAGCGGCGGCCTGACGGTAGTTAGATTCACCGTCATTAGTGCGGATAACTACTTGACCGGCGCCCATCATGCCAGGTTGTGGCATACCGCGCATTGCGGGTTCGAACGACTCTGGAGACGGAGGATTAGCAGTGTTCGGAAGGTTAGGAGTGCCCAAGGGAGCCGGGATCTGAGCTGCAGGATTCCCTCCTGTGACTGCAGGGATTTTTGCCCCGACTTCAGGATCAGCCGTGGTTGGACCCATCGGAGATTCCTGGAAGCTAAGAGCACCTGCCGATCCGCCGAGCCTGTCGATATCTTGCTGCATTTGCTGAAGACCACGATTGGTGGAGTCCTCTCCTCCCAGCATGTTTAAAAGTGCACCTAATCCGCCCACACCGGTTAAACCAGCGGCAGCTTTGTAAAGGTTGGAAAGGTCAGCTTGCCGGGTTCCTCCAACAGCGTTACGAGCACCCATTGTCGTTACGGCATCACCGCCCATAAGAGGGCGGCTAGCCAGGGAAGTTAAAGCTTCGGCTTGGGAAGGTGTCATAGCTCCACCACGGGTGATGTCCTCAATGCGAACACGCTCAATCATCGGTTCCGTAACCTGTCCGCCGGGAGAACGAGTAATTGCACCAGGACCTTGATCACTCATCCGAGCAAGACCACCAGTAGCACCTCCACCAGAGCCACCCTTAACCATCCCTGCGGAACCCTGACGCATTAAACCGCCAGGCTCGCCATACTCCAGAGCGCGGAGATAATCGATTCCTTTCGGACCTACAAGATTGTCAAACACTTCTGCAGCAGGGATGCCATAAGCATCACTTGCCTTATTAGAAATAGAGAGAATCGAACGATATGTACCAGGATCAGTAGAAAGCAGTTGCTGAGCCGCTTCGGACTGAGGAACCCACGCGGGAACGGGAGCTTGAGGACCGCCGGGGGCTAAAGCACTAGTCCGACGAGTGACCGTGGCTCCGGGAATAGTTGTGCCGGGGATATTGATTTGACCGGCGGGCATCCGGGACGGAGCGTTCGGAAGATCAACCATTCGGGGTTGAAGCGACCGAGTAACGTCTTCAGGATTAGTTACGCGGGTGGGCGAAACAAAGCGACCACGTTGGCGTGACTCTAAAGGCAGACGAAGTTGAGTTGCTTCGACGGCAGGCCGACTTACAGGAGGCGTTCCAGACTTCATAAAAGACTGGAAGAAAGCCTTCACAACAGGAGCGAGAGTGCCGAGTTGCTCCTGTGTGACTTTGGCGCCTTGACCTCCTAGTTGTACGAGGTCTCCTAACAACCCAGCCATTAGAGTGCTCTACTTTATGTGTATGTTAGCGCCAATTCGCGTAGAAAAACAGGCGATCAGCTCGTGACACATCAGGAGGACCAGGAATGGCCTGGATGAACTCCCCGCCGCTACGTTCGAAGCGATACCGAGCTGCCACGGGGTCTCGGTAGTTAGGTACGTAAAGCATTTGCGCTAACCTCTCAGTCTCGTAGAGATAATTTTCCTTCCAGATACGCGCAGTTTCCCTTTTATCTTGAATGTTAATAGAGCGACTAACGTCACCTAAAATTGTCTCTTGACGACTTGTCGCACGCCCTGTGGCTAACTCAGTTAGACGTTCTGCTTCTTCGCATCTCTCTACACTTTGAATTATTTTATCATAATAGTACTCGCTAGGAATACTATTACAAGCTTCCATTAATCTAGCGTAATCTCCAGCGGGTACAGTAGCTATATTGTAACCTAAATGATACGCTACACGACTGAAGTTAAAGTCATCTAATCTATAACCAAAAACTTGAGCAGGGTTACGTGTTAGCTGATTAACTGCCGCATAAATTACCTGTCTTTTAGTAGCGTCTGTAGTATCAGGTTGAAATACTACACCTTGCTGCGCTAGGTAACTTTGTAGTTGCTCAAGCTCCTGTTGAGTAAACTGAGCCATCCTTAAATCAACCCGTCATATATCTAATCTTACCGGACTTAAGTTATTTAGATAGAACTAGTTCACTCGACGTAAATCGAGTCATCAGCCAGAACTTCATCCCAATCAACACGCTTAATCGAACGAAGCTGATCCAATTTTGTAAAGCGCTCACCCGGAAGCGACTGCTTGAGCTCGTAAATCTCAGTTGCAGTCTTCAGGCCAACCCCTTTAAGAATTTGAGTCAGCATCTGAGGCGTAGCGTTGTTCAGATTGATCCGGTTCAGCGCCGGAACTTCCGAACGAACAATTTGACGGCCACGACGCTGCTTAACGGGTTTTGCGCCATCTTCAGGCTCTTTAACAGACTCAATTAATTGGTCACGGTAAGCGTAGAAAACCTTCCCAGTGGTTTGAGACCTTACCATGTGGTACTCACCGTCATCGTGAGTGCTCAGCATGTCCACTTTGACACCGCTTGGCTTGTAGGTGTACTCCTTCATTTGAGTGGCAGTCATTATGTAGCCATAATCTAAGATAGTTTACCCAAGATAGACTGAAAAAAGCCAGTCGTGTTCCCAAAATGCCCAACCCCACTAAATTTCGTTTAGCAGGACAGGCAATCCCCGTACTTAATACACTACTGGATGCGGCTAACGTCGGATACGAACTGGTTAATCCGAACGAACCACGCAGGGCACAGCGTTTATTAAATGCAGCAGTCGTGGGCGGAGGGAACGTAGGTGCCGGCATCTTGACACAGGGTGCCGACGTAATTCCTCAGTTACTTGGAGCATTCGGTGTTAAATCTCCTGCTCAAAACGTAAACCCCGATGCTCAGCTTCGTCGGCTTGCCTATCGACTCGGACAAGGTAAGGAGATCGGTTTACATAACGAACAGCAGGATGCCGCGATCCGCCAAATAGCACAAAAAGTACAACGGGAGCAGATGCTGAATCCAGAGGAAATTCGTTTGATTAAACAGGCTTTCTCATCCGGAACGTACTGACAATAAAAAACCCCTCCCGAAGGAGGGGTCTCCACCCGAACCTGAAGTTTATCAGGAGGGCACAGTCGAAGTGAAGACACTGGACTCCACCACGCCGCCAGGCTGAAGAGCCAGGTCGTCGCGCTTGGGAGCAGAGTCAGGCACGATCCAGCACACTTCGCACACAGCGAGTGCTTTGTCCTTGCCTTTGAGGCTGCCCACACCGGCACGGGGGTCGAAGGTACCCGAAGCCAGAGTCAGACCAGAAGCAACAACACCGCCGAGGTTGCGGGTGGCGAACAGCTTCCAAGTGGTCTCAGCCGCCAGAGCGGAGAGGTTATTGGAGTTGATGATGTTCACCGAGGCATTGCTGCCGTTCTCGATGCGGCTGCTGGAACCGGTTACGGACACACCGAACTGACCCGACACCACGGTGCCGTCGCTGCGAAGACCTTGGTTCATTGCGGGAACCAGGGTCAGCTGAGGAGTAGCGGAACCGCCACCCACACCGCTGCTGATCACATCGCCTCCATCCACACGGAGGGAAGCACGATACACATAAGCGCCAGCAGGCACTTTGATACCGTCGGTGATATCCGAACGGATGTCCTTGTGGGAATCGGGAGAAGGGATGATCACATTGGCGCTGCTGAAGGCTTGGTTAGAGCCGTTCAGACCGGAACCATAAGGCTGGGTGTAGTAGTCCAGCTGGTTGTTGGTGCCGAGGGCCTGGTAAGACAGGTCGACGTAACCGATTGCCTGTTGGGCAATCCAACCGGGACGGAACACCACGCCGACAGGACCGCCAATAGGCTGACCGGTCAAGGTTTCGGAAGTGCCGTTCTCGTTGTTAAAAACAACGGACTTTTCTTCGTGCCAGTAACGAAGAACATTGGTGTAGTTACCAGGATAAATCTTGGCAACTTGGAGCTGGTTAGAGTTGATCGCCATCGTTAGTTACCTCCTCAAGCGTTAAAGGAGTAAGCGATGGTGGCGAAATCAGCGTTCAGAAGTTCGAAACCTGCGTACAGGCTCCAAATCATCATGATGAAACGGCTGAAGTCGTCATTGTTGTTCAGCAGCACTTGAGCGTTGTTGCCGCCGATACCGACGCCCACGCTCTGAGGACCGAAGAACATACCAATAGCGCTCTCGTAAGAAGCAGCGGTACCACCGATGGTGGCAGTCTGGTTCTGAGAAGGCATGTTGGTGGATTCGAAGAAGCGCACTCCCTCGAACACGAAGCCGGTGGGCATGATGGGCTCACCAGCCACGAAGGTGGCCTGACCGAAGCCCTGACCCATGTACAGCGCAGCGTTGGGCTGCATTGCGGACATGAGGGGGTTGATCTGACCGTTGCCAGGATAACGAGCGACCTCGCGGAAATCGCTGTTCTGACGCAGGTGCATCAGGAAGGTGGGATCGCAAACGCAGCGATAGAAACCGTCCTGATAGGTAGGAACGTTACGCTTACGCAGGCTCTTCACCACGCGCAGCAGGTCGTCCTTAACGTCGAACTTAGCTTGTTCGGCGTTGCTGTAGGTCAGAGAACCAACAGCGAGATCACCAGGGTAGTAGTAACCACCTTGGGTGTCAGAAGCCTGACCCTTAGAAACAGCTTTCAGGAGTTCGTTGATGAACACCCGGTCGCGCCAACGACGATAGTCGTCGAGCAGAGTCAGCGAACCAATCGACTGGTGGAAAGCGGTCAGGTTGCCGGTATCCAGCAGCAGACGCTGAGCGGTGATCAGGGTCTCACGAGCAATCTTGAAGGTGCTCGGTTGAGTGGGATCACTCGGGTCAGCAGGACCGGTGTACTCGCGAAGAGTCACGAGCACTTTGTCCTTCACGATGTTGCGGCTGTTAGCAGTACCGATGGTCTGCTCTGCAGTACGCTCACGTGACTCTTTGCTTCCCGGATTGCCCCAGAACCTGTAGCGGTCTAACTGCACAGTCTGGCCTGGCTGCTTGCTGAAGTCGTGAACGACCACAGGCTCTGCTGCCATCTCCACAACGTACGCGGGGTGCGGACGATAGAGCTCGGCGCCGAGAAGCTTCGGGAAATCATTATCGACAAACACTGTCGATATCTCCAGAAACTACAAAACAAGTTTAACCATAAATAGCGGTTAAACTACGAGAAAATGTCGCATTCTTAGCGTTAGATCGATTTTTGGTTGCTGCTATTGACAGAAGAGCTGAATGTACGTACCAAGTTACGGACGCCCTCCGGACCCTGCAGATAGAGAGAGCCATAATTAGATACGTAACGAGTCGCACCGCCTCGATAGATGTACCTCAGGGTAGCCGACATCAAACCGGGAGCCGTGGAGCGAACGGTCTCTGTGTAAGTTTTGCAGTAAACAGGGGGGTTATAAACCCATTCAGCACGATTAGCCGTTCCTTGTGACCCCAAACTATTAGTTAAAAGACCGCCTTCATAGCGACCGTGGGTAACACCACCCCCAGTTTTACCTTGAGCAGCAGTGTTCCCTTCCGGAGTGTTGTAAGGAGTGTAGTTTTGATTATCCGGAGCGGAACCTCCGAAATACGTATATTTTCCAGCATCCCTGACTCCAAATTCGGGACCAAGAGATGTCTGAACTTTGGCGTTAGCGATTGTCGTAACGCTTAACGCTCTGTAACCGTTGTAAACACTCAGAACTCCGCTGGCTTGGTAGTCGGAATCCTGAAAATCTGTCCAATAGCCCGAAACAGCGGGAGGAACTGCTCGCCACGCTGTGGTCGAATACACGCCAGAGGTCATTGGACCCGGCGTAACGATGCCTAGGTCCGCCCCGGTGTCTACGATTCCTGAACTTACGACGATATAACCTTCAGAAACGGGTCCGCTCTGAAGACGGTGTAATCCGGTGTCGTATTTGTAGTTGGATAAAGGAATGTAGCCCACTTATTTACACCAACTACATATATTGTAGCTTTATTCGGGCGTAGCAGGCGTAATCTGACTATTTAAGGTCTGGATATCATTGCTGATCAGAGCCATATCGCGCTCATAAGCAGCTTTAAGCTCAGAAAGCTCTTTTTTAAGCGTTTCCAGCTCGTCAGCAGGAGAAATACGCTTGCGGCGACCAATCGGATTAGCCATTTGAGCTCTGTTTCTTACGTTTAATATACTCGGAAGCTTTTTTCTTCGCTTTGACGCGTTCGGGCAACTTCCCTTTGGTTTTTTCCTCGTACTCTTTTACTTTTTCCTTCGAAATCTCACCACGCTCCTGCATGGCGTAAAATTTGCGCCTTTGCGCTTCAGATTTAAACGGCATAACTGTAAAAACCCTCAGCTAATCGTAACGCACGTATAGACAATAAAAAACCCCGCCCTCCTCAAGCGGGGTTTGTCCCCATCGTTCCCGAGTTTAGATCAGGCGTTGTCCAGGAACAAGAGTTTCGAGCGGAAAGCTTCGGGACCCATGTTGGACAGGTAGCGCCAGGCTTGTTCGGGGCTCTGGTTCATCACTTGGCTGAAGTTCTGCCACTGAACATCAGCATCGGGGGAAGGAGCACCGGCCACGGCGGAAGCGGGCACGGCGGGAACCTGATCGTACTGAGGATTGTACTGTTGAGCAGGTTGCTGTTCGTCTACAGGATACACTTCAGTAAAGAAACGGTTGGTGTAATCGGCTAAGTGATCAGGGTCAGTCAGGATAGCTTCCATAGCAGCCCCGCGATTGGAAACTTCCTCCAGCACTTGATGCTGCTGAATCAGCGCATCTTCGAGCGTGGTGGCGTACTGATTGAGGATGCCGGGAGCCTCAATGCCGAAGTGATTAACGACGGCGGATGTTTCGGGACTTAGGCTTGGAGCCTGTTGTTCCGTAGAAGTCGGATAGGAAGTTTGGGTCGTAGACCCGTTGTTGTAGTAGGTCGGCTGAGCCGTAGGGGCT